TGTTATCAATCCTTTTCTTGATGCTAGTAACTGGTCAAATCCAGCAGCATCTACTGTTGATATATTAAAGTTGACTGTTGGTGCAGCTTGCATACCCTGACCTTTTGTATGGTCAATAACTGTTTCGTTGGGATGAACCATAGCCATAAAACCACCCTTTCCATCTAAACCACCTGCTCTTATGCCATTTCCTGTATATCCACCACCATCGAAGTCAGACATTCCATCTACTGCATTACCAAAATCACCATTAAATAAACTGCCTATATCACCTATAGTACCCTTGACCATACCAACTAATTTTTCTACTAAATATACCTGTATTAATTCATTAATTACTGCTCTAGCGACTGAAGTTGCTAAATCTTGAAAATCTAAAAATTGTTTATTTGTGTTGTCAAAAAAGTTTGTAAATGCGGTGGTAAGTTGACCATCAATAGTGTCTGCAAATTGTTTTACTACAGTTATATTTTCTTTAATTATTTTTGTGCTATTTTCGCTACCCGCTTCAATTAATTTATTGTTTATTTCTTGTGCTTTTCTTGTTTGTTGAATTTTTGTATTTAATTCATCTCTATTTTTTATATCTTCGATTAGTTGTTTTCCAATTTTCTTTCGAAGCTCTAAGCCCTCTTTATCTGTTCTAGTGTTGTTTTTTAAACTTAAAGTAGCTGCAACAATGCTATGTTGTAATTTATTATATTGGTCTTCCATTTCTGCAAGACTTTTAACTTGTGGGTCAGGGTCAATCAACCCCATAGCCTCACCAACATCTAGAAATGCAACTGCTATAGTTACAAGCTCATTTCTTAATGGTGTAAGAACCTGTCTTTGTAGGCGGTTCATAGCATCATTAAATCTTTCAGCATCACGAATTGTATCTTCAGGTATAACACCAGTAGCAGATTCTGCTAATTCATCTAAAGCAACAGTGCCGTTCTTTATAAGATTAGCCATTTGTATACCAACCCTAGAACCAAAGACTTGAGCTAATAATCCGTTTCTTTTAAATGGTTCTTCTATAGATTCTAAAGTAACAAAAAATTCTTTGAACAAATCTTCAGTTTTCTTGGTAGCACCACTAGCATCAGTTAAAGAAATGCCCATTTCTTCAAAGGCTCTTTTAGCCAAGCCAGTTCCCATGGTAGCTTCACCAACACCTTTAGAAAAAAATCTAAGAGCTTTAGTAAAACCTTCTGTACTTATGCCTGATTGTTCAGCAGCATATTGATATTGTTGTAAGAATGTTGTGCTTACATTTACAGAATCAGCAAGTTTTCCAATATCATCTGCAAGCTGTAAGGATTCGTTTCCAAATTGAATAATTTGTCTAACAGCAAAAGCACCAGCAAAAGCACCAGCTAATTTCTTCATAGCTGATTGTGTACTGTTGATATTTTTATTTACTGAATTAAAACCCTTTTTACTTTTATCTTGGGCTGTAATTCTTAATTTATAATCAGTTGCCATTTCTTATCTGCCTATTTTTTTCCTCTAAATATGCTAACCATCCTGTAAATTCGGATAAGGTCATCTTTTCTTCTAGTTCCTGAAGTGTGCAATGCAACATTTCAGCTAGATAGTATTTAGCAAATAAGTCCTTATCCTCTGCTACTTTTTTGCTTGTTGTTCTACACTTGGTGATGACATGATTTCAGTTGCAACTCTTGCAAGCACATCTTTATCCACACCATTCATAAGTGTATGTTTATCTGATAGATCAAATACTTTTTCACCATCAGAATCTAAGGCTTTGTATATTAAGCAATAAGCCATCAATGCTACATCATCATCTTTTGCATATCGTTGCAATTTAGACATTTCTGCTAGCGTCAATGGCTTTGCATATACTTTAAGAACCTCATCTCCATCACTCCACTCAGGTATCTCTATCTCTTTGACATCTAATGAGTCAAAATGAGCTTTTGCCTTATCTATAAGTTTCATGTTCTTATACTGTTGTTGATGTTAATGCACCAGTACCTTGTACTGAAATACTAGCTTCAACCAATCCATCAAATGATGCACTTCTTGAAACACCAGTAACAATAGCTGAACCAGTATAATAAGTATCACCTGCTGTATCTCCTTCAGGATATACATTAAGAGTTACTTCTGAGCCAATAGTTAAAGCACCTTGACCACTAGTATCAGTCTCATCCCAAAATACATCTAAACTTCCTGAGAAAGAAGTCAATGATGATTTATACGTTCTAGCAGAATCACCCATTGAAGTATCTTCTAAAGTATCAGCAGATTCTTCAATAGAATAAGACCTAATTTCAGCTACAGCATTAGAACCGACTTTTACAGTTCCTTCACTTCCTTTATGTGTTGCCATTTTCTACCTCGTCTTTCGACTTTTTCTTAGAAGAAGATTTAATTTTATCTTGCGAATGGACTGCTTCCTCTTTCCAACCCATATTCAATAAAGACTCAACCTTAGAAGGATGAGCTTCTATAGAAACTTTGCCATCAGGACTAATCATTTTCATAATTTGTCTCCTATACTGCTACATCAGGATTAGTTTCCTGAACATAGTAATTAGTTAAGAAGGTTAAACTCACATATCCTAGTGGTTTCTCACCTTCACCATTAAACTCTATTTCTGTTGATTCTAAATAGCAGTCTTTAGCTAATCCATCTAAAGTTCTATCTGCTGCTATTGCTTCTTCAACTTCTTTTGATATTGTATCAATAGTATCATCAAAGTCACTAGTAGCTTTTGCATATCCTTCTACTACCACTGACAATTCTCTACTCATAACTCTATCAGTACCTATAACTATTGGTTCAGATGTTTCTGATTTAGTATAGATAACTAATGCTGGTACTGTTTCTAATGGATAAACCCTAGACTCATAAACTCTTGAACCAGTTGTGGTTAGACCAGTTAAAGTAGTACCAAACTTTTCTCTTATTTGTTGTCTTACATGATTTGCCATTATATTTCCTCTAACATTAATGCACTAAAACCTGTTCTATCTGCTTGTATATTAACAACAGTATAGCTTTGTGCTGCTTTGAGTATATTACCATTTGTATCTTTAATTGCAGATACATCTAATCTATTTCCAAATGCAATATTAGGTACATCTATAGTTCTGCAATAAGCTATTGGTTTTAATGCTTCAACACCAATGCCTTCTTCTTGTTCTACATATTCATTATTTAAAATAATATTAATTGTTGTAGAAGTACCTGAATTTGTATAAACAGCAGATACGCCATGACCAAAATTGATATCTAAATATCCAGCCATATCTAATTCAGTTTCTAATCTAAATTGAGACATTATTCTTCCTCTAACACTAAAGAAACCAAACCTGTATTGTCAGGCTCTACTGTTCTTACAGTAAATGCTGTTTGTGGTTTTAAAACATTACCTTGATCAGTTGTTATTGCATCAACAATTAATCTATCTTCTTGAGATATATAAGGTACATCAGATGCTTTTACTATTGCTCTTGGCTGATAACCAGCAACAGGAACAGTGCCACCTTCTATATTAAAGTATTCTTGATCAATAATAATATTAATATTCTTAGAGAATCCTGAATCAATATCAAAAAGGGTATCTATTAATGGGAAGTCATCCCATAAAGATTGTTGGACTTCAAAGAAAGTGGCAGTAACACCATGACCTGTTGTGGTATCAACATAGGCGTTAAAATCTAATGCACTCTCTAAAGGCATGATTTACTTTTTAGCTCTTGTTTTTGGAGCTTTTACTTTTGAAGTTTCTAAACCTACGCTTCTATCTTGTTTTTCAACTTTAGGTTTAGCTACATGAATTTCAGCTTTACCATATCCACATAAAGCATGACCCTCATGTTCAGGTAATTCAACTATATCGCCAGCATGAACTTTAGAACCACCAGCCATTGTATCTTGTAAAATTTTATATTTTTTCATATTTAAGTTGGCGGTATTGCTACCGCCATTCCATTTAAGCATCAGTTAATTAGTCGCTTGATTTACAGAAAGATACTGCATGTCTTACAGCAACATCAACAGTTTGTAGAGCAACAATTCTTACTCCACCTGAAGTTGATAATGCATAAGGATCAACAGTAATATCTAGTCCACCATACATACCAATTAATAAGTCTGCAAAGTTACCAAAGTAGAAATCACCACTTGTTACTTGATTACTTCTGATTACATTATAGCCATTCATGCTATTGTCAGGAGAAACAACAAACTGAGCAGTGCCAGTAGCCTTTTCAGTTGTTTTCAAAGTACCAAAGTCAGCAGGTCTACAGATGTAACCTAAAGAACCATTTAAAGCATTGTCATTAGCAACAGCACTTTCCATAGCTACAATTTCAGCCCATGTTGGGTTAGCAGCAGCAAAAGTTGTAGTGTTAATACCTGAAGTATTAGCAATACCTGTTGGCTGACCACTTGTACCTGAACCAGCTAAAGCACCTAAATCAATAGCAGTAGCTATAGATTGTGTTAGGTCATCTCTGATTAAGTTCTCAACATCTAATGATGATTGTTGTAGTAATAGTCTAGTAGCATCAGTGAAAGCACCAATTACTTTAGGAGACATAGTTACTGAACCTGAAGTAAATTCACTTTCAGCAGCAGCAGCTCCTTCAGTTGCTATCCAACCACCGCTTGAAGCAGCAGTTTTCTTAGGTATTACAACATTTCCTTGTAATCCTCTAAGCATTGTTGCACCAGCTTGCATTACGCTTGAGCTGTTTCTTAATACATCAATGAAGTCTCCACCTCTGTAATCTTCAGCGATTAGAGTTGAATCATCAGATGAATTAATATCTCTTTGCTTCCAAGTTCTTAGAACTTCAGCAGGTAACATGATGCCTTGAGCATCTTTACCATACTGTCTTGCAGCTTCAGCAGAACATTCAAATTCAAATGCTGCTTCTTCTTGTGCTTTTCTGTCAGATGGGTTAGCCATAGCTCTAATAGCTTTTACTAGGCTAAATTCTCTTACTTCTTCTTTAGTCATGCCAATTTCTGAAGGAGTTTCTAAAGGAGTGTTGTTAGAAATATTTTCTAATAATACGCCTCTAAATTCTTCAACTGAAATACCATCACTAATTGCTTTATCAGCTAAATCTCTTTTAT